TTGACCGGGTATCTTACGAACTGTTAAGTCAAAACCTAAAGTTGAAAACGGTATCTTATCTGTTCCGTCATCAAAAGGATTAACTCTTCCTTTATTTTTTGCATTCCAAGAAGCTAAAGCATTTGCTTCGCCAGATCTTAAATTGTTAAATAGTGTATTAAGATGGTTTCCTAAATTTCTAACTGTTCCTGTTCCAAATGCTTTGTCTCCCTTTAAAGTTTTTTCTCCTTTAAGAAGACGCTCGTTTGTCATTACCCTTTCAATATTTTCTTCACTATTAAATTGTTCAAGAGTCATATTGTCAATAACAATACCCGCATCCTCAATTAATTTTAAACTAGTACGATATTTTGACTCTGCTCCCCACTTTTGACCTTCAGCTTCTTTTTGTCTTTTTTTAGATTGAATATAATCTTCAAAAGCCTGTCGAACAGATTGGCCTGAAGTCGTTTGTTGTTGAGGGGATTCTATAAAGGGTTTTTGTGCCATGTGTAGAGGTTTTTTTAATATCCAAATGTTGAGTTAACTGGTTGATAGCTTTCTTGCTGTTTAATCGAATGAAACATAGAACTGGTAGCATAGCCAGTCTGACGAGTCATGCACATGTACCGTAACGCATCGTACGCATGATCCTCTGCCTTTGTATCCACATCTTCCGATTGTGTTTTGGAAAGTGGAAGTGTAGGCAGTGTACGTACAAGATTAGTACAAGTACCAAAGATTCGTAAACCGGGTTCTTCTCCATTTTTTAACGCAAGTCTACGGTGGAGTTCGATTTTCCCAGCTATGCGATTTCTATCCGCTGGTACAAAACGTGTACCTCTACGGATCATTGACTCTGCTATGCTTGGTCCTGTGCCATGTCTTGACCAACAAGAACCATCTAAAACTGATTGTGTCATTTGAGGATCGTCATATTCTAAAGACATAATAAGGTCTGCAATACTTTCTCCGGTGTGACCCTTTTCGTAAAGCTCTCGATATATCCAGATGTTGTTGTCCCAATCTACAGCGCCCCAAAGAACACAAGAAGGACTGCTATATCCATAATCCATTGCGCGTATACGGGGCCAATTGTATGGAATCTCAAAAGGTTCAACAACATGTACAGACCTATCAAATTCACTAAATGCCGCTCCCTCTGCTACGTCCCAATCGCCCTCTAGAAGCCGTCTACGTTCTACTTCTGGTAGACTAAGAAGCATTGCCTCATATTCACCAGATTCCGATAAGTAGGGATTGTCCGTAAGTCTTGCTGGTATAAATCTGCGCTGAAAGAGTGGTTGTTGCGTCTTTGGATTTTTTAATGTTCGTCCTGTGTCGGGATCGACTGCCCAAAACGGCGTATTTGGTGGACACGGATCAATAAACATTTTTTTAATCCACCAACCACCTGAACCACCCGGATTCGCAGAAGCTCGCATATACGTTTCCAACGAGGGGTCGGTGGTTCTGAGTCGGCTACGAAGGTAAGTCCAAACATAGGGGGTGGGATAATGTCCCAATTCATCGACTCCAATCCATGTAAATGCTTGTCCTTGATACCTTGTAACATCGTGGTCTTTATCTACGTAGCTAAAAAGTGCTGTAGCTCCGCTTGGAAATATCCACGTTGATTTTGATTCTCGAAATACTGCGCCGTTAAAAGCGCGAGGATAAAGTTTGCGTGACTGTTCGATAAGTTCAGTCAATTCTGCAAGTGTTCGTCTTAAAAGAAGCGCCTTATGGTTTGGATTATCCGCATATCGCAACAGATCAACCAACATCGCGTAAGATTTTCCACCACCTGCTGCGCCACCATACAAAACTTCTTTTTCAGGAGATGCCAAAAAGTCCGTTTGTGGACCTTCGTTGGGTCTGAAGATAAGTTCTGTGTCTTCCTGTAGTTGATTCCTGACTTGGGCAGGTAGGGAAGCAATAGTCCTATCATCTACGACTCCACCTTTTCCAGCGATCTGATCCGATTTCTTCAACGCTTCCGCTTGATTGTTCAGATTCGCTAATTTCTTCTCTGATTGCTCTAATATCTTCTTCTGAGAGGCGATCTTTCGGCGCTCGTCTACTTTCTTTTTTTGAACTTTTGAATACTGGTAGCGCCCTTTTTCTCCGGGTTTTAAAGGTGGTCTGCCCCTTTGTTTCTTTTGTGTGCTTTCTGCTGCTTTCGACATTTCTTAACACCATGCGTATATGTTACTTAACACGACGATACTTTCGAGTTTTCTTCGCAATACGTTTTGGTTGCTTGGCGTGTTGTTTACCTTTTTTAATTGCTTGTCTTTTCTTTTTTGTGGTTGCAGCATATTCAGAAGAGGATAAAGAACGAATTGCAGCAGAAGGCAGATACCTTTCACCTGTTGCTTTTGGCCCTTGTGTAGAAGGTTTACCAGACTTTGTTCTCCATTTTTGTTTACCCCATGATTTAAGGCTTCTTTGAGATTTTTTCAAAGCCATACAAAACTATCCTTTGTACCCGCCACCAGAAGCTTTATATCTTTTTGCTAACATTTGAGCTTTTCGTGCGCTCCACTGTCCCGGCTTGCCGCCTTTTCCACCTGCTTTAATTTGGTTAAAAAGACGTTTTCTCATAGCTGGCTTTGTGTAATTTCCAGCTTCATTTACCCTAGACTTAGATTTCGTAGCTTTTTTACGAGGAGGCATTTACTTTTTCTTACGCCTTGTCGCTGGTTTCTTTTTAGAAGCATATTTACTTTTCTTCATCATGCCGCCTTTTGACATGTATTTAGTTTTTTTACGCATGGTTTATTCCTTATATAAATTATCAAAGGTTATATCAGGGTCTGTGTAGCTATCATGTATTTCTGATGAGTGTATGTACTGGCTAGGAACGAAATCAGGCGCTCCCTCTCCAGTAACCCACAAAGCTGGATTTGTAACTCGTACTCTGTTGTTTGGCAGTGCAACGATGTTACCTGTCCATTTGTCAGCGTCGATAAGCTGTAGTACGTGGCTTTGTTTGTGTTGTGCAGGGTCATCACTTATGTAGCTGTCCGTGTAATCTACAGTAAACATATAGCGTCCTTTGTAGAAATCTCCACCTATTTTACAAATCCACGGACTAGAACTTACTCTGTCCATAACAATTATGCTGTGATTGCGTGAAGAACAGTCCCACGGCTGGGCTAGGTGTGTATCCATTCGCTCTGGTACTTCTTCTAAGCCCTCATCTGCAATTAAAGCTGTAATGGGCATTCTTGCCCACATTGCTCCACCATGTACGTTTTCTTCTTCATCTATTCCAGTAAACACAACTTGAAAACTTAGACAACGGTCTGGAATTGTATTTACTGCGATAACAAGAGCGTGTAGAAGCTCTCCATGATATTCTTGATGATTATGAGTAAACTCTTTTCGTATCCAACATTTGAAATGAGGAATATTGCTCATTAAGTACGACATGGCACTTCTCCTTTATTAGCATTTCCAGCGCCTTCTAGCTTGGCGTATTCTCGAATTAGGATTCTTTGCAGCTTTTGGAAACTTTTTCATCTGTCCTGCGCTTCTAGCACAGTAAGATTTACGTCTTTTTGCTGCTTTGCTCCCCGGCTTGACCTTTCCAGTCACTGCCGTTTTGAGTTTACTCCCCGGATTTGCTCTACGATGCGCTGCTACGCCAGCGCGAGTCATTCCTGCACCCTTTTTGGTAGGACGATAGTTCTTTTTAGTGCGAGGAATTGGTTTTTGTGCCATATTATGCTCGTTTTGTACGAGTTTTCTTTCTTTTCTTTAGATTTTTAAAGTCTGCACCCGTAATTTTGTTACGAGGAGGTGCAGCACCAGCGATTTTACGCTGTTTTGGGCTTAATCTTTTGCTTTTCATTGTTACTTACGCCTTTTACGCGCAGTTTGCGCGGCTCTTTTAAATTGACCAGTAGTCGGAGCGCCTTTTGCTCCCGGTTTTCTCATTTTTTCACCTGAACCTGCCTTTATTCTACGTTTTTTAGCAGCGATATTAGCATACAAACCACGCCTAGCCATTGAACTTTGCCTTTCTTGAGCCACGCGAGTAGACCTTGCCACCGCTTTTCTTATTTTGAGGTAGTTTTCTTGTAGCTGTTCTAACTCTTGTAGATTTTAATTTTGGTTCTTCTGGTTTATAATTGTTAGAAAGTAGTTCTCGCGCTCGTTTTACCATCTCTAAGTTTTCTTCATTGCTGTTAAAAAGATGAAAAAACCCAAGATCAGAACGAAGGTCAGATATTGTATCTTTAACTTGTTTTACTGGAACTCCAAGATTGGTGGCTATATATTGGGGATTAGCGTAGCCTAACGTTGCTCTAATACCAAAAAGATTGGCCTTTTCGTCAGCCATTGTAACTAGCCTTACGAGAACCACGCGAATAGACCTTGCCGCCGCCCATCATCTTTTTTGCGGTCTTTTTCTTTTTGACCATGCCACCGTACATTTTATTTTGAGCGTCTTGATCTGATACCGTTCGGCCACCTGTCGTGTCCATTTTTTTCATTAAAGAATCATAAAATTCTTTATCTTTCTTCGATACAGTGCGTGCCTCATCTCCACCTTTATCCAAAAGTTTTTTAATACGCATAAACTTTTTCATGTCTTCGTCTGAAGCCATCTTTCCTGCACGTTGCGCTGCTTTATCACGAAACAAGTCGTCTAAGTTCATATCTAAATCTCCCCATCTATGGTAACGTTGGTTGCTAGTTCTTTTTTAGCAGGGAGTAATACAACACCGTGAACAACCTGCCCCGTAACTTCTGTGGTTTGCTTTTTTGAAACTCCAATACGATCCAGTATGGACTCTGCAGATTTAATTCGCATATCCATCTGATTTAGCGGAGTTGTGCCATCAGCGTCCAAACCTTCTACGATACGTGTCGCAGCCTTTACGCCATTTACGGCTAAATAATCTTTAGTCCTTGCAGCTATTTCTTCACGTAGCGACTTCATAAGACTTGAGCGAGATGCGTTGTATCCCGCTGTCTTCATGGCTTCGCCTACTCTACCGCCGTTTTCAAACAAAGCGTCCAGAAAGGCAGCTTGCTTTTCTGTTAGTTTGCGGCTGGGGTCTGTACGAAATGCTGTACCTGCTACTGCTTTACCCGACATTAATCTCTATACTTTGCTTTTCTGGTTGTATTAGAATAAACTTTTTTCTTATAAGGTTTGTTGGCGTGTTTTTCTTTTAGTGATTTCTTTTTCTCAACAATTTTTTTAGTAGTAGGACTGCTTTCAAATTCTTTAATTTCTTCGTCAGAAAATTTTTCTAGCTTAGTTCCGCTAAGTGAAGTATAAGGTCGTTTTGTATTTTTAGGTTTTGGTTTTGGAGAATGTTTACCAGTTTTCGTAATTCTTTCATAAACGTCTTTTGGAAGATCGTAACCGAATACTTTCAAAGCTGTTGCAAGTCCTGAAACAGGGTCTTTAGGTTGATTAGCCATAAGTTTTAGCGTACCATTCTCATCATGGTCGGAAAGGATGACATCATTTCTTGCTGCTTTTTTTCTTTAGCTTCTTTCGTTGTGTACGGAGACAAAGGCTCATATGGAGTACTGTCCATCGTAGGCTTTTCAGCAGAAGTGTTAGCAGCTTTTCTAGGGCCGTTTGCATAGGCTTTTTTATCTTCATCTTTTGTTGTCATTATCATTTTGTTAAACACCTTTTGGATTTACAATATTTCTAATAAGAAGCACATACCCTTCAAAGTTTTTGTGGTCGGCACTTCTTGCTTTTACAATCATTATATCTTCTTTTGAAGTATCTTTGTATTCTGCTAATACTTCTTCAATTACAAAAATTTGTGGATTGGAAAACTTTACACATTCTTGTGCCGCCATAAGAATACTAAAATACTGTGCGGCAAGTTGAATAGAGGTACTGTCGTAAAAAGCCAGCTTCATTATCAATTCTTCGTGCTTACACAAAAAAGAGATAGGGACTTTTTCTTTTTCTTGTTGTGTTTCTGCAGGTGTAGCGCATGAGGTTAATACAACACACGATAGTAGTACCGATGCTAGAAA